CAGTGGCGCACTTGCTTTATTCTGAATATTCTGAGATCCTGAAGCTATGCCATCGATCAGTCGCTGTGACTCTGTGATCTGGGCATTGAAGGCGGCTGCTTCCTTGGCAAAGTTTGCAAAGACTGCTTCATTTGCAATCGCTGCTGCTTTGGCAAAGTCCTCAAAAGAAGTGGTCAGCCCATCAACTGTATCACCCAGTGACTCAACCTCATTACCGGTACCGATTACTGACTCTTTGACCGAGGTGAATGTCTCGACAATATTTCCCCCAATATCCGAAAGCACATCGCCAAATTTTATCACGGGTTGGGCGTCCAATGCTTTTTTGATTCCCTGCGCATCCTTTTCCATCCCTGCAATGGTGTCTGAGAAATCCAATCCAATGGTTGACGTGAACTCGTTGAAGGCTTTGAGTATAGCCACCACGCCATTGACAAACATCAGCTTGATCTTATTCCACATCTGCCCAAAGAACGCAGTCACTTTCTCCCAGGAGTCCATGATCGCTTTGCCGACGATCACCAATGCTGCGGCAACTGCTACGACTGCAAGAATCTTAAGCACAATCAATCCCAAAGCCGGTGTGAGTGTCAGAAATGCTGCCTTCATCATGGGTATGATCTTAGTGACCAACAGTCCAAAGCCCAGCAACAATGGCCCGACTGCGGCTGCCAGTCCGCCAAATACCAGAATGATCTTTCTGGTAGAATCATCCAGCCCGATAAAGAAGGTGATCAGACTATTGACCTTGACCACAATCGCTGTGAACATGGGAAGGATGTATGCCCCAAACAATACGCTCAGATCCTCCATACGTGCCTGGAACAATCTGGTCTGGTTGGCAGCACTATCCTTTGTCCTGCTGTAATCTCCGATTGCATTCCCCGACTGCTGTATCGCAAGCTGAAAGGTAGCATGTGCCTGTGCTTCTCGATGCGTCGCAAAGGTTAAGCCATTGGCGCTGTTGATGGCTACTTGCCGTGAAACATCAGATTCCAGTATGGCAATACCCAAGGACTTGAGTGCTTCCCGTTCTCCCAGCAGTGCTGAGGTCAAGGCAGCCGATGCACCTTTGGCACCTCCACTGAAGTTGGTGAATGAAGCCAAGTCCACTGCCAGCTTATTGACTTCGAGGGATAGATCCAATGCGCCTTTTTGTGAGAATCCAAAGCCTGTCAACAGGTCACCGGTGTCTCCGAGTAGCTGCTTGGCTGCGTTGCCTGATAATCCATATTCATTGCGCAAGGTCTTGAATGCTGCTCCGGCATCTCCTTGGATGGACTTGAATACGGTGTCAAATTTGGATTGTGTTTCTTCAGCATCTGATGCAGCCTTGAGTGATGCAGCACCGATGGCAATAATAGGAAGCGTGATTGCCAGTGACAGCTTGGACCCGATGTTGGTCATCCGTGTGCCAAACCTGGTCAGCTCCCGATCTGCACGCTGCAACCCTGAGCGAAAGGAATCCAGGTTGATTCCAAATCTTAGATTAACATTAGCTAATGCCATTTGTACGGTAGTTTAATTTTGTGTTGGTCGAAGCTCTTGACGAGCAATTCGCTCCACTTCCTTTGCTACTTGCTTTTCAAAATCAGTCTTGACTCTTGGAAACGTGCTATCGAAGGCACGCTGCATAAATGGATTTGCGGTAACCTTCCCTCTGTTTTTGCCATAGCGATTCTTTCGGTTCTTGGTGCCAAACTGTATGAGCTGTGCATGCGCACCCTTGAATCTTCCTTTGGCCCGTGGCCCTACCTGAATGTTAGGATACTCCTTTGATCTGCCGGTGATGTTGCCAATCGATTCCATCAGGTTACCGGTGGGAAATCTGCCTTCAGAAAAAGCTTTCTCCTCGATCTGCGCCACTTCATGCCGTGCTGCTGCGACTACCGGACCGGTGACTCTTCGAATAATCTTGAGCAGGGTGGATCGCTTGGCTTTGTCAGGCATGGATCTCAGCTGCCTGATTAGCAGATCCAATCCCTCCATGGTTACTTGTGGCTGTGACATCTTTGGCTAAGTGTTTATAAGTTTCAGATTGTGCATACCAGTAATTGGGTATCCAATCGGTGACTCCTCTTCGCATTGCAAATTCAATCTGTGCATCATAGCCTTCAAAGGTGTGTGACTTCACCCGGTCTTTGTCCCACGGGAAAGGCTGGAACTGTGTCATGGATGGGGTAGCTTTCTTTGGATCAAAGTTAGGCTTGGCAATAATGTAATTGGTCAGCCTCCGCTGCTCCAGGTATTCTCTATCCTTTGCCTCGTGCTGCTCTAGTGCTGCATTCAGCTCGGATACTTCCATATTCCAAAAGGTATCTGGCAGGATGCCAAAGAATGCCAAGGCTTTTCCCTGACTTTTGGTCAGCCACTCCTCCATGGTGAAGGGTTTTACTTCTTCGCCGCCTTTGCTGCTTTCGGAGTCTCTGGTTTCAGAGATCCCTTCTGAGTAAAATTTTCGGAGAATTCAGTGATTGCCTCCTGCACGGTTTGAAAGATAGAAAGGTCATCAAACCACTCAATCACTTGATCAAGCGTGACTGCTGGTAATCCTTTGCGCTTTGCAAATACATTGATCCCGGATACGGTAATCAGCTCAATCAATTCAAACTCTGTCTTGTCTCCCTGCTTTTGGAGTGCTGCAATAAGCTTGAGCGTCTCATAGCCCAAGAGTAATGACTTAATGCCATCTGGTGTGTTAATGTCTACAATCATGCTGGTTCGAGTTTAAATCCTCCCCGATGTGGGAAGGATTGGTTTATGCGGAAATTACTGATGCTGCGTATTCGCCTGTGAATGTCAAGCTGTAAGTCACAGTCCGCACGTCATTCTGAGGCTCACTCAGTGAGATGCCAGACAATAGGCCATTGCCTGTAATCTGTATGTCTCCCTGCACTTCTGAGGATACGATAGTGGGTTGTGCTGTGCCTGCCTTTGCTGCGCTGAACAGTGCCACAATGACTGCTCCGTCCGTTTGCTTGACCTTTGCTTCGCAGGAGATTGTCATGCCATTTTCCCCGGACTCATACGTCTTTGATCGCTCCGGAGATCCTTTGACCGTAGTCTCGATCAAGTCAATTGCAAGATCTTGTGAGGAGGATACTTCTCCTACAAGTGCGGTCCCAGCAAATTTGGTGATGACCTTAGTTCCATTCATGCTCATAGCTTCGTTATTTTATTGATTTTGGATAGAATTACTACTTTGTTTCGCACCCATCTTTTGCCCAAAATGGCTGGTGCGCGGATTTGCTGACCTACCTCAAATCTCTTTTCCAAGGAAGTAGAATAGAATGAAAGGATGCACTCGTAGGTATTTAGTCTCATGGTGTGGAAATGATTAGGTACATGGAAACTCCTGCATAGCTCTCTCGCTCCTGCTCCCAGCCATCGCTGAAGTCTTCGAAGTTGATCTCTGAAATGATATTGCCGGCAATAGTTCCTGACTTCTTATCCAGGGCATTTCGTACTTCCTTGGAAATCTGGTGTATGAGATCGTAGTCCTTTGCATAGACGACGACTTCCATCATCACATAATCTTCTATTGATGCAGCTGCTTTGGTTGGCTCAGCGCGTTGCTTGGTAATGCCATAGACTACCATTGGATCTTTCTCGCCTTGCTTTGCCTGGACAGGATAGATCTTGCTACCCACCAAAGCAATCAATGCTGCATGTGCAGTCAACAGGCTATATAGGGATGCTCCAATCATTGTCTTTTTCTTCAGCCTCCACCACTAGAAATCTTCTTCTATCGAGTGGATTGATTTTCATAATTTCGTAGTACAGGCCTTCAGAGTAGATGATCATCGCTTGCGTGAGATCTGCTCTGTACCTGATCCGAAACTCCGCGGTGGTTGTCGCCACCCGTTGTTTTCCTTCGTCTCGCTCCTTGGCCTTGGATGTCTGCCAAGTGACTTCTGCAAATGTGTTGGGTACTGCCAAGAGCTTACGATAGGTGGTAGTCTCCATTCCTGATGCTGACTTGGTAGTCACTGGCTCATAGATGCTGATGCTGCGGTCCATTGCCATTATCCAAATCGTTTGAAATGGTGTAAGCCAAAGATGGTGTCTGCACCCATTGGCACCTGTGTTGAGATCCTGCCTATGACTACCTCGCTTGGATTGTCAAAGAAGTGATTGATCATCATCTTGATTGCATTCAACAAATCCTCGGGTACTGAGGTACCCATGCCAAAGCTGACAGTGAGGATGTAATAGACCGCGGTGTCTGGGATGTTTGTTGCAAGCACTGTGATCTCCGCAGGATTCAACCAGTCATCTACTGTGATGTAGTCTGCCAGGTTACCTGATGCAGGGTTGTTGGTGTACAAGTCTGTTCTGGCTCCTGATGCGGTCATGGCTTCCAGCTTGGTAAGCAGAATGAAGTCAGGGTATGGCAGCACAATGTTTGCCTGCGTTGCAGGAATTCTGATCTGATAGACAGACTCGCTTAGTATTCGTTCGGTACGCTGCTCCGCAAATCTCACTGCTGCCTGAAGGCACGTAGTGATCAAGCTATCCTGAGCTACGTCATCTGCTGGGATTCGAAGTGAATCTTTTGCAGCACCAAGGGAAAGTAAATTGGTGGTAGACGAAGAAATGAGCTTGGTATATGCGGTTGACATTGGTCGATGAATGTAGGAATCTGTATTACAGTAAGTCTTATTTTACTGACTTTTTGGCATTTACGTTTTCTTTTGCTGGCTCTGGTACTTTGTCAACTGGTGGCTCAACAAGTTCAATCAGTGATATTCGCTTGTCAGCCAAGAACACTTTTGCATCTTCTTCAGCAATGTGCTTGGTCTCATCCCCAATGCAGTAGCCGTATCCGGGAAGTGGTAAGTTTACTTTGTACATGATCGTGTAGTTAAGATTGAAAAATATTCCAAGGGAGAAGCATTTGAGTCCCAATCAAGAGTTTAGCTCTTAGGCCCCTGCCCGTTGGAATAGTTTAAGCATGATTATACTGTGGTGATGTCTTTGATCACTTGGAACAATCCCGGCTGCACTACATGGAAATCCACATACTGAATCGGGATGTATCGGATGTTACCCTTCAACGCCTGAGTCAGATTGTCAACGATGATTTCAGTACCACCCCACTGTGCATACGAGCAAGCTCTGAAGTCTCCCAAGATTGCAGCAGTCAATGCTGTACCTGTACCTTTGACAATATTTTTCGGAACAAAGTTTGTAGAAATTGCCTCAATGCTGTCAATGGTATTTGTCAATCGATCAAGTACGAACTGTCCAGAACCTGAATCTATGGTCAAGGCTTTCAGTATTCGCTTCAACACTGGTGAAAGTATGAAGCGTACATTGTCATTCATTGCATTTGCTTCTTCCAATCGCTGGACCAATGTCTCAATCAAAACTTTTGTGATGGATCCACCATTTGTGCCAATTGACAATACGGGAATGTCGGCATCATTGAATATTCCAGTAGGTTCTGCACCGGAGCCACTTCCTGTGAATGCTACTGCATCGAGCAACTGTGCATGACCCAAGATCAACTGATTTCTCATTCGAGCCTCAACTGCTCCTGAAGTCTGAACTAACAACTGACGATCCACGTCCATAAAGCCTGTAGCTCTGTTTGCCTTGAAAGATGCTTTGCTCAATGTTGGATTTGATGCAGTTGCCTCTGCCTGTGTATCCTTGAAAGTTGGAACATAGACTGCATTCTCACGAGGAATTTTGAACTCATTGGTCATCCCTGCCATGTACTCAGCACCAAGTCGCAAGGCTACTGATAAAGGTCGCAAGGCTTCCACATAACCCAAAGCATCTTCTCCATAAAGATTGGCACCGTTGCCGGTTGCAGGATCAAGCGCACGCTTGGCATACATTCTATTCAATACCAGTTGTGGAATCATGACTCCACCTTCGCTTGTCACACCTGCAATTGATCGTGCCTCACTCTCGGCTTGCTGGTGCATCTCTAATTCGATGCCTTCCATCTTGCCATTCTGAGTAGACAGGGATAGCAATGCCTTTCGAAGTGAATAGGCTGCGAGGTCTTTCTCATCACCTGCTGATACTGCACCCTGCACTGGTGTACCTGCTGCTCTTGCTGCTGTGTGAAGTGCTGCACGTTCTTGGCCTTCCAAGATTGTTTTTTCGGAATTCAGAGATCTGATCTCACTTTCGAGTTTGATAAATTCCGCTGATTCGTCTTCGGACCAGTTACGGTTTTCTACCTTCGTGATTTCACTCAAGGCAGCAATTCGGTCAAGCTTAGGAGCTCTTTCCTCGATCACTTGTTTTAGTGTTCTCATTGTTTTGATTAAAGATTTAGTAAAGAAATACGTGCTGTGATCCCATCTCGTAGGTCTGCACTTGAGTTGAATTCTGTTGGTTTGGGCTTGTTGGCCTCTTTGAATGAATTGATTGCTTCGACATTTCGAAGGAGTGCATCAGGATTAGATCCGTGTGTGACAATAGACCAGGAGTACAACTCCCAATTCCTCAAGTACATGATGCTGGGATCTTCTCCGGCTGCTGGGTCACCAAAGCTGCCATCGATTAGTTCGGCCATTATGGAAGCCATGCGAAGCGTACCTTTCTTGACCTTGCGAAAAATCTTTTCGGCCTTGTCGTTGTAATCATTTTCTTTGTCCTCAAAGGTGACTCTGGCAATCCACTGATTGTCTTCGAGTCTTAGTTCTGAGGTACCAATGACATCATCAGGGTCAGTTGAAAAGTCTTCGTGCTGATAGGTCACAATCGGGTTCTTGGTGTAGCGCTCCATCTTTGCACCAGCTGCTTTGAATACAGTGCCGTAGGTGTCCGGTGATTCGGTACTGATGATGAACTCAGCAGTACGGTTTTCGACATCTACAGCTCTTACCACAATTCCTACTTGTCTACTTATTAGCATATTAGTCGTTACTTTCATGTTGTTGCGAATTAAGTTGCTTCAATACCAATTGATCAGCAGTTCGGTTGAGTATGTCCTTTGCCATCGATAGTGGCATCATATTCATCTGAAGCCAATGCTCATTTCCACCTTCATAAGGACTCATATCTTCCAGCTTTCGTGCTTCGTTCTGAGACATGATTCCAGCATTGATGGCTATTCGATAGCCTTCCATTCTCGACTTGTAGTCACCTCGTAGCAATGCTTCCAGGTTGAATTTGAACTGCACTTCATCCTGTAGCTTCTCAGCTTCAGTCAGGCACTTATCATTGAGTTCCGCTTCGAATCTCATGATCCAAATCAGCAGTCCATACTTCACAAAGTCAAGTGACTGCTGCTCGATGTTATTGAATGATGACTTGTCCATCAATGCAATCATGTGCGGTGGCACTCGCAGGATGGCTGCAATGTCGTAGTAGCCATTCTTCAAAGTCTCCAGGTACTTGGCAGCTTCGGGTGTGACAGATACAGTTTTGTATTCCATGCCTTCATCCAAGAAAGCTGTGGAATTATTGGAAGCATCAGAATGATACAGCGAATGCCAAGACTCTCTGAGCTTAGTCATAGTTTCCTTCTTCAACTGCTTTGGGTGTGTGATGTACCCTTGCAGCTTGGAGCCTGACTTAAAAAACTTGGCTTGGTTTTTTTGCGTAGCCAAGACCACACCTGCTGTGGTGGCTGCATACTCAATGGCACCGATACCTATGATGCCATCACCCAATCCTTTGAAGTGTAGCACCATGTAGGCAGGCAAGATTCCCACACCTTGAATGTCGTAGAATAGCTCACCTTCTGACTCTATGATGGTGACTGACTTGGATTCGTGAATTGGCACGAATTCAATTGGATTCATGTCTTCATCCCGTAAGATGATGGCAAAAAAGTTTCCTTTGTGAACTGCGTATTTTGTTGCGGTCTCCCAAAAAATCACCGAGTTCATCATTCGGGATGGCTTTCGAAAGCAAAGCTTATTCCTTGGATCTGATCTTAGGTAGGTGATTGACTCATCTGTTTTTTGGATAAGCTTACCTGAAAGGGATGCCACTGTTTCTGACAGCAAGCGAAGGCCTGAGATGTAAGCAGG